AAAACTCAGCCATTTAGTTCAGCTTGCTGTTGTTTTAAATTCTCTTCCTCAATGTATTGTTTTAGGAAAGTAAGATAAACTTCTCTTTCCCAAGGTATCATATTTTCTAACTCAGTCAATGAGTATTTATGGTGCTGCATCAGGGCAAAATTTATCTTAAAGTATGACTCAAGATCCTCATGAGCCATACCTACGCGAAAAAAGCGTTCAGTCCCTCCAAGACAATATCACTCTCAACCTTAGTATTAGGATTCATAACTTTAATAGTATGAGACAACTTAGGCATCGTCTCAAAGAAAGTTTCAATCTCTTTAAACTGCTTGGAACTCAACTGCTCAAGAAACTCTCTAAGTTCTTTCTTAGTACAGTCTGATGCTGCCCAAGACTCTTCTTCAGAGTAAACTTGCTCAATACAAGAAGAAATGAGATCAAAAGTACCGTCAAGGTTGAGTTCTTCTGTGCTAAAGTTATTCTTAACAAACTCCTCCATTGATGGATACTTCATCCTAAGGATGAGATCATTGTCTAGTTTGATATCTTTGTTGTGGTTTTCTCCCGTTTGGACTTTGATATCGTCTAAGTTGATTGCCACAGGAACCTGAGTGACACCATCATCTGGGCAGGTGATGAGAACTTCCACTTCTTCACCTACAGACTTACCTCTAATGTTTAAGAAGAGATATTCGATATCAAAAGTAGACAACTGCTCAATCTTGACACCTCTGGTCAGGATGCAGTTTGAGATAACTTCCTTAACGGCATTAGTAATTTGCTTATCATCTTCACTTTCCATTGCGATGATAAGAATTTTTTCTTCCCTTACAAGAAAGGGGCGATATTTGATTTTCTTTCCACTCGAAGGCAGTTCCAACTCATAGGTTGGTGTAGAGATCTTTGGTAAAGGCATAACAACCCAAAAAGTTCAGTTAGGAATATTTATCTGGGTCCGTAAGGGCTATCGTAGACTAAACCTTTATTGAGTGCTTCTGCTAGACCCATACCTTGAGGAATGAATCTTACACCACCAGCACCAGCGGCACCAGCAGATACTGGAACATATCTATCTTTTGTTCCTTCAGATGAAGGACCACCCTTATCATCTTCCTTGTTACCATCAGTTCCTCTATTGACAGAGTAACTATCACTTCTACCACAAATGTATCTGTCGTAACTAAAACGAACGGATGCCTTCAGTATCTCTGAAGTATCATACTTAACGGTTGTTGATGACAAGTCTCTTGGGAACAGTCCCCAGAAAGTATACTCTATATTCTCACCATAGTCTCTATCAAACTTAATGATTTTAGTTTGATTTGACTTATAGTCTGATGGATACTCCATTCTAAAGTAGTAATCATCAGATGCTTTTCTATGAGCAGAACCATTGGCAATGAACTCCATCCAATGCTCTAAGAACTTGAGAGTTCTATACTCATTGTCAACATAAAACTCCAGACCTATCTCAGTAAAGAGTCTTGTATGAGCCATATTCTCAACGACTCCCATGAAGTTCCCTTTAATATTAGCAGTAGCAAGGGAACTTCCAGGTAGAGAAGCAGAGTAACAAAGAAGTCCTGATGTTTCAGTAATGAACCTATAACCAACTCCACGGACATTTAAGTGTTGTCTTAAAGGTAGTGGAAGTCCACCAAAAATAACCTGATAATGTGAGGTTTGCGCTAGGTTAGTTAGTGCTGGTTTAAAATCTGATATCCTTCTTGGTCTAGGTGCTGCCACTCTAAATACCTTATACGAGTCTTACATTATTAGTTATTTAGATGGCATATAAGGGAAAGTATCAACCTTCCAACCCAAAAAAATACAAAGGTGATCCAAGCAATATAGTATACCGTTCCCTCTGGGAGCGCAAATTCATGAGATACTGTGACTTGACTCAGAATATTTTAGAATGGGGTAGTGAAGAAATGTATGTGTGGTATCGGTCTCCAGTAGACAACAAACCACATAGATACTTCCCAGACTTTTATATTAAAGTTCAGGAGTCATCTGGGAAAATAAAGAAATATATTATCGAAATCAAACCACTTCGTCAGACTGCTCCTCCAGCAAAACCAAAGAGACAAACTCAAGGTTATATTCGTGAGGCATATGAATATGCTAAGAACCAAGCAAAATGGGAGGCAGCAAAAGAATGGTGTCTTGATAGAGGTTATGAGTTCAGAGTCTTTACTGAGAAAGAACTAGGTATCAAGTAATGGCAAAAAGACCCACAGATACAGATACAAACGTAAACCGAGTCCGTGGGATAAGTGATAGTATTATTGGTACTAGAGACCCTGATGATATTATGGTAGAACTCCTAGAAGTTCTAGATGAAGGACCAAAGATACCTGAAGCAGGTAAGTTTTATGTCTTTGTTTATAATGCCAAGACAACATCACTAAACTATGATCAAAACCCTTTTGTTGCTGTCACTGATGTATTCCAATGGGGTTTCCGTGGTTTAAACTTTCATTGGGGTGAGACAAGACAATATACTTGGAATGAAGTTGCTGGTGGGTTATATGAAGTCTACCCATCAGAAGTGAAAGACTTACAAATGATACCTTTTGCCAATTTCCGTCTAAATACTTAGAAAACCAAGATAAATGGCTTTATCTGATTTCGCTCCTGGTTCATCTGCTGCTGCGGATGTGGGAACTTTTAGTGGATCATTTACTACGAATGGCAACTACACAAGTGGGCAAATACAAGCCCAGGCAAATGCTTCGGCTGCTCTGAGTGATGAACCAATCAAACCAGCCAGAGATAAAGTTCTAAGATATCCATACGCTAGACTCAATAATGAATCTGACTATCTTATGATTCAGATAGCAGAGTTTAGTGCTCCAGACTTTGATGTAACAAGTCTGTTTAATACGGACGGAAACGGTAAACTAAAGGACGAAGCTCTAACAGGAGGTCCTTTTTTTAATACAGAAAGAGAAATAAATTTTAACTTACCAACAATTTCCGATAATATCTCAGATAGATTAAAAAATAAAAAAAATATAAAACACATAATTTATTTACCAATACCAGAACAAATATCCGATACTACACAAATTAGTTGGGGGGAAGGTACTCTTAACCCAGCAGAAGCATTTGGTGTTAGTTTTGCTTCACAATTTCAAGATAATCCTGGAAAAGCCTTGGAAGCAGCGTTAAAGGCATTAACGACTGGAGCTGCTGGAATAGGACAAAACCCACAATTACTAAATGCCATACAAAATGCTCTTTCAGCAACCGCTATTGGTGCTCTAGGTGGTAATGTTAGTGCCAACCAGTTAATCTCAAGGGCAACTGGTCAGGTATTTAATCCAAACCTAGAACTTCTATTCGATGGCGTTGGTCTGAGAAACTTCCAGTTTAACTTTGATTTCTTCCCAAGAGATAAAAAAGAAGCAGAAGAAGTTATCCTTATCATTAGGACACTTAAGAAAAGAATGAGTGCTAATAGAAATGCAAGTGGAAACTCTAAAGTAAAAGGAGTTTTCATTTCTGCTCCCCATATCTTCCAACTGACTTATATGAAGGGTGGTAAAAAACATCCAGTTCTGAACTCTTTCTTACCCATGGCACTCGTTGACTTACAAGTCAACTATACTGGATCAAATACCTATTCGACATTCTGGGATGGAACTCCAACTCATATGCAAATGAGTTTGGCATTTAAAGAACTCAATCCAATATATGCTGAAGATTATGATAACACAGATCCAAAGAGCGTAGGTTACTAAAATGAGTTACTTCAGAGAACTACCAGACTTATTCTATCAGTCTCCACTAAAAGATAGAAACTCATCTACTGAATATGTAAGAGTCAAGAACCTTTTCAGAAGGGTCAAACTTCGTGATGACTTACAGAATGTTTTTACTCTGTTTAATAAGTATCAGATACGTCAAGGTGAAAGACCAGAGACAGTTGCTAACAAACTCTATGGTGATGTTTCTTATGACTGGGTTGTTTTACTGACTGCTGGTATCATTAACGTCAGAGACCAATGGCCCCTTTCAGACTATGAACTTTATAGATATGCCGAGAACAAGTACGGTAGTGACCTGAATGCTATTAGGTTTTATGAAACAACTGAGGTAAAAGATTCTTCTGGAAGACTGATACTTCCTAAAGGTAAAGTTGTTGATTCAAATTTTTCTATTCCAAACCCAAGCACACCAACTGCAAACTTAAACCCAGTTGGTGGTGTTACCAACTACGAACATGAAGTTAGACTAAACGAAGAGAAGAGACAAATCTATGTCTTAAAACCTGACTATCTACAACTCTATCTAAATGATATGAGAAGAATAATGAAGTACGAAAAGTCTTCTCAATATATCAATAAGCAACTTGCTGCTACTGAGAATACTAGAAACACATCACCACAGTAACTCTAGTTTCTTATCAAACATCATAACGTATCGGTGCTTGCGGGAGCGGTCTTTCCATTCTCCCTCAGCACCTTTTATTTTGCCGCGTGAATGCTTGGTGCCGTCTGAATAGTAGAAGTCTTTTTTAGCATCTGTAAGCCCACAATATTTAAAGTTACAAGCGCGATAAATTGTGCCGCCATGAAAATCGCTATCAGCGTAAGATATGATGGCTCTGACTCGTGTATCTTTGCGTAGTTGTTTGATACAGCGGGATACAAACCAGGAGGTGATATTATATTCTCCTTCTTGTGTGTCAGGGTGGATGCAAAGTCGTGAAAG